TCTACATCATATACTGTTGTTGCCAATTTAAATCCTCCTAGGATCTCGTCTTAATTATTGTATCATATCAGAAATACCAATACAATGATAAAACCCCCCTAATTTCTTAGGGGGGTTTTACTAATTAATGTATATTAATTATGCTACTAGAACACGGTCTACGATAATACCGTACTCAGAGCCAGTCTTTGCTTCTACTGGAAGTAGACGGAAAGTTACTGGGAATGTTGTTGCTGCGTTACGAGCAAGTGAGAATTGTGACTGTTGTACAGAAAGAACACGACGTGCATAATATACACGCTCTGCTTTTGTTGAGTCTTCTGTTGGAGCCTGTCCAACTGCTACTAGCTGGCGCTCTGTTGGTGCAACACCAAGAGCTCCTGCTTCTAGACCAATTGTAGACTTCTTTGAGTCTGCAGTTCCTGTTACTGTTGCTGTACCTGCTTGACCGAATACTGCAAGAACGTTCTCAAGAGTACCTTCTGCGAGCTCTGTTGCGATCATAACTTCCATTGACTCCTTGAAAAGCTTTGCTGAGTCAAGAAGCTGATCTACTGTTACTGAACCGTATGATGGGTTGTAAGTAATTTGTAGACCATTGTTTGTAAATCCTACGTTTCTCCACTTTGGTGATGCTCCTGCTGCGTTTGCATTTAGAGTCTCTGTGTATGAAACTGTTGCTGGAATTGCTGGTGTTGCTGCTGCGTTCTTTGTTACGAATGCTACGCCACCTGATGCTCCTGGTTCCATGTCTGCTACGTATCCAGATTGTGTTGAATCAGAAGCTGACAAGAATAGTGGAGAAGCTCCTACTAAAATATTTTTGGCTGATGCCATTTTAAAACCTCCTGTTAAATAAATATATATATATTGACTTACTGTAAAACTTTAAATCAAGCTGGCTAGGCTCATTTCCTCTTGGTATAATTTTATCTTACAATCAACTAAAAGGCAAACTAATCGAATCTGCCCGTTGACCCAACTGTCCTAGAGTATTTGACCTCAAGTATGATATCTGCCGCCAGAAAGCCTGCTAGCTCCTCAGATGGCTCTGTGGGAGACATATCTACGATCATTGTGTTATGGAATATTATCTTGTTTGTAGATTTGGAGTTATTTAGGTCTCTAGCAGAATCGTCCATTCTCCTAAATACATCCATCATCATATTTCTAATGGCATTTATTTCAGCATGGTCTACCGAGTAGATTGTAAAAGATATCTTTTCGCAACATATCATCCAGTTCTCTTCGTATGTGCTACCTATCTTGTCGTAAACAATGTGGGTCTTGCCGCTTAAAAATTGACTCATCTCTGGAGCCTGCTGAACTGGGATAATTGGAATTATTGCTTCGCCTAGGTTGTCGCTGTAATATGAATTAGGATCTACTAAACTATTTAGTATTAGCTCCTGCCACAAGTGCTTTCTAATTTCATACATTGCATCTATATTATAGTTTGCCATTATGCTGCCCCTCCAAATTGTTCAGTTAATGCTGAGTCTGCCTGTAGTCTAATTGTACCTGGACTAAAAGAATAACGCACCTTGGATATAGAAGAAGGAACTCTCATTGCCTTTTCAAACTTAGACCCAAATATATTTTGAAATCCAGAAGCCTTAATAGAATGAGATACCATAGGTCCGCTAAAATATCTGCTATACGCAAGGTCAAATTGATTAGTAGATGCTCTACCGCCTGGGCTTCTTACTGTAACTGACTTCCCCTTTGGCATAAATACAGCTTCTCCATCAATCTCAAATACAAGCCTTTCAGCTGATTTTGGTCTAATGATAATTGGCATACCCTTTTCCATGACCGCAGCTTTATTTGCAAAAACATATCTGCTTTTTTGTTTTCTATTTTTTGTAGGAACTGAAGACTTAGATAATTTTAGATCGTAGTTAATCTTAAATGAAAGTCCTGTTGAATCCATTCTATTTAGCTTAAATAATCTGCTAGTGGTTTGCCCAGTCTTATTCCATTCGTATACATGATGTAATGACTTTGGTTTTGTACGTGCTTGAGAGTCTATGAATAATCCAAAGTCTTGGTCTATTTGATTAAATATTGTAGTTTTAAAAAGTCTTTGAAATGCTTTATTTGACGTAAGCTTTGCTGCTACATTTGCTTGGTAATATAAGAATGCAGATATCTGTGCTACGTTACTGTCTTTGAGAACTCCAGCGGCAGCTGAACCGACCATTAATCTTTCTAGGCCAGAAGCTGCTTGTAATAGTGCTACTCCGTTAGTCTCCAATTATCTGGTTCTCCGACCTTTTGGCAATTGAGTTGTATGCCATAAGTGTTCCAAAAGGGTCTGTAATTGGTGTCGAGCTTACTATCTCAAATACTGTTGGTGTGTCATTTGGATAGTTTAATTCAAACCAGATTACATTGTTAGAAGAATCTTTAATGTTAGTTACCTTTTGTCTGTATGTAATTGGTGTCTGAGTTCTAATTTCTATAGTTTGAGTATTCTCATATTTAGTTGATATAGACCTGTTGTCTCCGCTTCTTGCAGTAGATGAATTAGATATCATTCCTTTTGCAAAGCAGGGGATTGTCTTCTGGTATATCCAAGACTTCTTGATAGCACCAGTGTTTGGGTCCTGGTAATCTTCTTGCAGATATACATCTACCTTCATATTGAAAATAGAATCAACTAGGTTGTTCATTTTAAATAACTACCATTTTGTTTGTGACATATGGCAACAATAGCTGGTCTGCATAGTTATTGCCTGTGCCGCTAAATGCTGATGTATCATATTGGAACTGCCAGTCAAATGTCTGTATGCTCTTGATGTACTTATTACGCCACTCTTTATCTTTAGAAAAAAAGTCTTTCATTAATTCAATGCATGCAAGCTCTACTTCGTCTGGTACATTTTGCCAGCCATATCTACCAGCGACCCTGTAGGTCCCGCCATTTACAAATATGCCTCTTCCGCTATCATTAATGCTTGGAGGAATCATCCCGTTAGCATAATAAACTACATTGTCTAATGCGTTTGATCTATCAACTCTTAATCCAAATCCACTTTCAGATACTGAAACTGGCATATTTAAATTATTAACATTGTTAATAGTATCTACCAAAAGCATGTCATTTAAATAAAGCTCATGCAACTGGTTAATCTTTTGAGGCAGTGGAAGAATATCTGCTCCAGTTGAATAAACAACATTTACGTCATCATACAAATGGAACTGCTGTCCAGTGTAATTCTCAATTAACTTTCTAGCATATCTCTCTGCGGCAACTAGGTCAGCAAATGTTTTATAATTAGGGTCAGATTGATCAAACCCAAATCCAAGTGTGTCAGCTGCTTGTGTTAAATCTGCATACGGAGTAACAACAAAAATCTTATGCTCTTTTGTTACTACTTGCCCTTCAACCCGATATTCCCATACTAGCTTTAATGATCTAGGTCTGTTTGTAAGAGTTAATGGTGGGTATACGCTATATACACCAAAGTCTGTATCTACTTCTTCTGCTGTTTGCGTGTGTAAAAGAGTTGCTGGATTAATAGATGGTGCAACTGCTGGGTCTTCAGTTATGTCATAGAACTTAACTGTTGGCAATGAGTCTGCTTTGGATATGCCGCCCTTCCAAAAGACTCTTTGCTTTACTGGAGCATTTGTTCCTACTATAATTTCCATGTTGTGCGGTTAAGCTTAGCCGTAATAATCCTGTACTTCTTTTGGCGTGGCTAAACGAAACCCCTCCTCTATATCAAAAATTTCCTGAGCAGCATCTTTATGCATTGCTACAAATGGGTGTTCCTGTGTGAACGTGTGTCCCAAGATGTCATACCTAAAGTTTGCTCTTGTCATTCTAACTAGCACAGTATCTTCTGTACGCTCTGCCTTTGGATCAAATACTGGGAGGATTTCAATTTCCTCTTTTGCATCTTCTACATCCTTTAGTGTCTTAGCATACACTTCGTATGTGACACCTTCTTCTGCTAGTGCTGCAATTATGTCCTGCTTGTTCTTAAGTCCTTCTGTTTCAACTGCAAAATCTTCTGCAATTGCTTTTAGCTCTCCGACCTTTAATGTGTCAAAAGACATTTATTACTCCTTTTTCTAGGTAAAACCATTATAGCATTGTATAATTAAAATGAAAAGCCCCCAAAATTAATTGGGGGCTTTCCTGAGATTAATTCCTAATTAGGAAGCAACCTTAACGTTCTTTACAACTACCCAAGCGTCTGCTTGCTCGATTTGAACACCAACACGAGTATACATTGTGTACTCGATTGAGTCCTTACGTGGCCAGAAGAAGCGGTAAACTGTTACGTCACGCTTTACACCAATTACCACGTTGTTAGGGAATGTCAAGTGGACATCTCCGTGTGATCCTGATGGGCTTGCGTATGAACCAGTCTGTGTCTCTGGAAGAAGTGGAACTTCAACGATTGGAATACCAAATGCGTATGGAGCTACATATCCTGCTGGACCACCTAGAACAGGAACATCACCACGAATAATGCCAGAGGCAATATCTTGTGGAGTAACGTTCTGGATGTTCTGTGAGTTTGAGTACAAGTAATCTTGGATCAAGTTTGATCCTGCAAGGAAGCGAAGGTCTGTACGACGCTGCTTATACTTACGTGGAAGAGCCTTAAGAGCTGAGTTGAATACAGCACGAGAAATTCCCGCACCTGCTGCATCGACTACACGACCAGAGGTCTTAGCCTTCTTGACTACACCGTCGAATGACTTGTATAGTGCATCGCTTGAAAGTGCTGTATCACCGTTAAGAATAACATCTTCGATGTCATTTCCTGCCTGTGTTGCCATCAAACGTGCAATGTGATCTTCAAGATCAGCACCTTCAATGTTGTCTTCTAGAGACTCAGTTGAAAGTTCCCAATCCATGCGAAGCTTCTTTGTT